GTCTTGCATCGAGAAGCGGCGCCGGATCCTCGGGTTGGACAAGGAGGTCGGCGGTGGGAACGTGGGCAAGATGATTGTCTTCACTGTGAAAATTGGTGATCGTGTGATAGTGTCGGAAGCGTCAACGATGCTGCCGGAGGACATCCTAGATGCCGAGGTGGTAGAGTTGGACTCGACTGGGAAGGCGTTGCCGAGCGGAACTGAGGGCTGAGACATTGGCCGAACAGTGGCAATACACACGCCCCGAGCTTTACTCGAAGCAAGAGGAAGCTATCTTCTCTCCGGCCCGCATCTCGGTTTGCGAGGCGGGCACGAAGTCTGGGAAGACCGTCGGCTGCATGGCGTGGATCTTCGAGAAGGCATGGCTCGGGAAGAAGGGCTGGAACTTCTGGTGGGTCGCGCCGTACTACGCCCAGGCCCGCATCGCCTACAAGCGGATGAAGGACGGGCTGCCTCCCCAGGTCTTCCGCTACAACGACAACGACATGACGCTGTCGCTGACGAACGGCACGGTGATCTGGTTCAAGTCCGGGGACAAGCCGGACACCCTTTACGGCGAGGACGTGTACGGATGCGTGGTGGACGAGGCGTCGCGGTTGCGCGAGGAGTCGTGGTGGGCGGTTCGCTCGACCCTGACCGCGACTCGAGGGCCGGTCCGGATCATCGGCAACGTCAAGGGCAAGCTCAACTGGGCCTACAAGATGGCGCGGCGAGCCGAGGATTGGTACAAGCGGTGGGTCGATGGTGGCCGCAAGGGTCCGCAGCTTTACTCGTACCACAAGATCACCTGCTGGGACGCGGTCGATGCCGGGGTGCTCGACCAACAGGAGATTGAAGATGCTCGTGCTGACCTGCCCGAGGCGGTGTTCGAAGAGCTTTATGAGGCACAGGCTACCGAGGATGGGGCGAATCCGTTCGGCAACACCCACATCGACGCCTGCGTTTTGGACTACCAGCCTTCCGGAATCCCTGTCGTTTGGGGATGGGACCTGGCCCGGAAGCGTGACTGGACAGTCGGGATCGGGCTCGACGAGTACGGCCAGCAGGTCCGCATGGAACGGTTCAAGCGATCGTGGCCCGCGACCATCGAGACCATCATCGAGGCGACCGAGCAGACGGTGGCGTTGGTCGATTCTACCGGCGTCGGCGACGCGATCCTCGGGCAACTCCAGCGTGACGGAGGCACGAATTTCGAGGGCTTCATCTTCTCATCCAAGTCGAAGCAGCAACTGATGGAGGGCCTCGCGGTGGGGATTCAGGACGCCGAGGTCACCTACCCGAACGGGGTCCTGGTGGACGAACTCCACACTTTCGAGTACGTTCATTCACGAACCGGGGTGTCATATTCGGCGCCCGAGGGGATGCACGATGACTGCGTATGCGCTCTCGCCCTTGCCAGACAGGCCCTCGTCGCCAACCAAGTCGCCGCTGCGGACGTGTGGTGATGGCTAGCTCGGCGATCCAATCCGTGAAGACGGCAATGGAAAGGCATCTTCCTGACTCGAAGGTCCGCGCGATCACCAACGCATCGGAATCCAACTCCTTCATGGACATGCTCGGTGTCTTCCAGTCCAACCCGCCGGCGCGCGGCACGAAGGAGATGCTCAGTTCCTACTCGACGATGCCATGGCTTCGCGCCGTGGTTGACAAGATCTCGTCCTCAATCGCCACCACCGTGTGGCGCGTGTTCACCAAGGTGAAGGTGAACGATGACGGAACGAGGAACCCGATTCCCTACCGGCAGCTTGCCGCGATGGCGTTTGAGGATCGCAAGGCCGAAATCTTACGCCTCCGGGCGGCTGGCGAGTTGATTGAGATCGAGGACCATCCGATCATCGATGCCCTGTATGCCGCGGGCCCGAAGTTCACCGGCTACACCTCCCGAGAGCTTACCCAAAAATGGATCGACCTCGTCGGCGAGGCGTTCTGGATCAAGGAACGCGGGACCGGTAAAGTACCGATCAACTTCATCCCGATCACACCGAGCTGGGTGACGAGCACGCCGAACAAGAAGAAGCCGTTTTTCGAGATCCAGGTCCCCAGCGGCGTCGCCAATATCAAGCCCATCGAGCCTGAGGACATGATCTGGTTCTACCATCCGAACCCGGCCGATCCGTACGCTCGTGGATCCGGCATGGGTGTGACACTGGCTGATGAACTCGAGACCGACGAGTACGCCGCGAAGTTCATGAAGCAGTTCTTCTACAACTCGGCGCGGCCCGACTTCCTGATCTCCTCGAACGAGCTGAAGAAGGAGGACACCGATCGGCTGGAGAAGCGGTGGTACGACAAGCTCCGCGGCTTCCGGAAATCCTTCCTGCCGTTCTTCATGAACCGTAAGATCCAGGTCGATATGCTCGGCACGGACTACTCGCATCTCGAGATGCTTGGTCTTCGCAAGCACCAGCGCGACGCCGTGATCCAAATCTACGGCGTGCCGCCCGAGGTCCTCGGCATCGTCGAGGCGTCCAACCGAGCCACGTCTGAGGTCGCCGAGTACCTCTACGCTCGGTGGGTTCTGATCCCGAGGCTCGAGTTTCTGCGTCAGACTCTGCAGCACGACTTGGTGCCGGAGTACGACGACATGCTGATCCTCGACTACGACAGCCCGGTCGCCCAGGACAAGGAGCGGATCCTCAAGGTGGCGTCCTTGTCGCCGTGGTCGATCATGCTTGACGAGTGGCGCGAGATGCAGGGCAAGCTCCCACTGCCGGACGGCAAGGGCCAGATCTTCATGAAGCCGCTGAACTACGAGGCGGTGACGCTGGATGAGTTGGGCAACCCGCCGTCCCAACAGGGCAACGGCGACGAGCCGCCGACCGACCAGGACCCGGATGGCGTTGATGGCGACGAGCCGGTCGAGGAGACCCTTCGGTTCTCGTGGCCTGAGGTCCTCGTGAATACGATCTCACGCCAGCGGGTGACGCCGAAGATCGGCACCCGGCTGGATCAGATCAAGGCGAAACTCCGCGAGGCCATCGTCGAGATCCAAGACGAAGCGCGGAAGAGGGCCGACGAGATTGAGGACCTTCTTGGATTCAACAATCCGAGTGCTGCGACGCTGGTGATCCTCAACAAGCCCGCGACCGACCATGCGATGGAGCCGCTGATCGCGAAGCTGACCTCGGTCTACGTGCTCGCCGCCGAGCAGGCCAAGGCCAATCTCGCACTCTTCGTTTCGTCCGAGGACGAGGAGAAGATCAACGATCTCGAGCCTCTGTACGAACTCATGGGCGCAAAGGCGACGGTCGATGGATCAATTATCGACGGGATTTCCAGTGCGCTCGATGCCGCGGCGAGCCTGTTGGATCTTGCCAGCGGGGAGATGGCGACCCATATTCTGATTGATGGAGTTGGAATTCTCGAAGACGACGTGGAGGAGTTCATCGAGAACGCTGGAGAGGGTGAGGCCGTCGTTGCCCTCGTCGATAAGTTCGTCGAAGACGTGGCTGATCACGCGATCACCCACATGTGCAACCGCGCTCAGGAGGCCCTCTGGTCCGAGGCCGCACGCAACGGGATCATCGATCCCAAGAAGGTGTCTCGGGTCTGGATCTCCCGACGCGGTTGCAGGTCCTGCAGTGATTGCTCGGGCCTCGATGGAACCGCGGTTGCCATCGACCTGGCATGGGATTTGCCCAAAGGTGGTACTGTGGTAACGCCGACGGAGTCACATCCCGAGTGCCATTGCACCGAGCAACTCGTGCGAAAGGAGGTGCAAGATGAAGCGGCTGAATGAGAAGCAGTGGCGCGATGAGAAAGAGCTTCGCGACGCTGTGCTGCTAAAGGCCGTAGATACGGTGATTACCGAGGGCGACGAAGAGCGTGTTCTCAACTTCCGTATCTCCACTGAGACGCCAGATTCCTACAACGATGTCATCAAAGCCGACGGGTGGGACCTCGAGCGGTTCGAAAAGAACCCCGTGGTCCTCTGGGCACACGACCATCGCCAGCCCCCGGTCGGTCAGGCATTGTCTATCGGGGTCGATGGCGACGCGCTGGTGGCGGAAGCGAAATTCGCCGATGCGGAAACCTACGCGTTCGCCGACACCGTGTACCGGCTCCTGAAGAAGGGCTTCCTCCGGGCGACCTCGGTCGGCTTCTTTCCCAAGGAGTGGACGTATGACGAGGATCGCGGAGGGTACAACTTCATCGCCAACGAGCTATTCGAGTTCTCCATCGTTCCGGTTCCCGCGAACCCGGACGCGCTGGCCCTGGCGGTCAAGGACGGCATCGACTGCGCTCCGCTCAAGGAGTGGGCCGAGAAGACCCTCGACATGTGGACGCCGGACGACTCTGTCGCGCTGTGGGTTCCACGCGCACAGATCGAGGAGCTTCACAAGTCGTTGACCGATGGCTCGACCATCGTCACCATCGAGGACAAGGAAAAGGAATTCAAGGAGAAGGTCGTGCAGCCGATCCTCACCAAGGCCGAGATCAAGGCCGAGGCCGAGGCTCTCGCCGAGGCCGAAAAGGCTGAGAAGGAGGCCGAGGCTGGCGACAACATGACGGTCAAGAAGACCACCAAGATCGGCGACATCGTCGCGACCGTCGAGGTCACCGGCATCCCAGAGGTCGTGCGGACCTTCGAGGCCCTGGACGACGAGATCGAATCCCTCAAGGCGCAGGTCGATCAGTTGCAGGCGAAGGTCGCCGCTGGCGAGAAGGCCGAGGGGGAGGAAGAGGGGGTGGAGGTTGAGGGCGAGCTCGCGGCCGTCATCGACATCCAGATCGATTCCCATGCGGTCGAGGACGAGGTGGATCTCGCCATCCTCGATCTCGACATCAACCCGGAGCAACTCCAGCAGATCATCCGTGATCAGTTGGAGAACGAGTTCATGAAAACCACAGGCAAACTACCAAAGGAGGTTTGAGATGCCGCCCACAGAGAAAATCACCACGATGGATCAACTGAACGGCTACATTTCGGATGTCGTTCGCGAGGTCATGAAGGAGAACTTCGAGGACCTCAAAACCCAAAACCAGGAGCTGATCGCCAGCTTCAAGGCAGAGCGTCGGCTCGAGAGGGCCGAGAAGCCCGAGACCGGCCTGATGGCCGGACGCTTCATGCGCGCCATCGCCTTCGGCAAGGGCGATCTCGACAAGGCTACTGCCTTCGCCAAGAAGGAGTGGGGCGCAGATGGTGCGGTGACGAAGGCCCTCGAGGCCTCCGACGCGGCAGCTGGCGGCGTGCTCATCCCGACCGAGTGGTCCGGTGAGGTCATCGAGCTTCTCCGCGAGATGACCGTCTTCCGCAGCATGAATCCGCGGCTCGTTCCGATGGCGACCGGTGCCATGCAGATGTCGAAGCTGACCGGTGGCGCGACCGCCGGGTACATCGGCGAGTCCCAGAACCTGCCGGTGTCCGAGCAGGCCTTCGGACAGATCAACCTGACGTGGAAGAAGCTCGCCGTGCTGGTTCCGATCAGCAACGACCTGCTTAAATTCAACACCGAGGGCGCGGACGCCATCGTCCGTGACGACTGCGTCGCCGCCATGTCACAGCGCGAGGACCAAGCGTTCCTCCGCGATGATGGCACCGAGTTCACCCCCAAGGGCATCCGCAACTGGGTTCCCGCGGCCAACAGCTTCGCCGCCAACGCAACCGTGAACCTCGCCAACGTGACCTCGGATCTCGCGAAGATCATCCTCCTGCTCCGCGAGGCGCATGTGCGCTTCCTGCGGCCCGGATGGCTGTTCGCTCCGCGAACCGAGTTCTACCTGTTGCAGGTCCGCGACGGCAACGGCAACTACGCCTATCGTGACGAGATGCTCCGTGGCACTCTGTGGGGAATCCCCTACGGATCGACCACCGAGATCCCGGTCAACCTCAGCGGAACCGACTCCGAGATCATGCTCTGCGACTTCGCAGACGTTCTCCTGGGCGAGAGTAGCGCGCTCGAGATCATGGCCTCCGACGTGGCCGCGTACTACGACGGCGCAAACGTCCAGGCCGCGTTCTCGCTCGACCAGACTGTGCTGCGCCTCATCGCGCACCACGACATCGCTGTCCGTCATGAGGAGTCGCTCGCGCTCATGACCGCCGTCAAGTGGACCCCCTAAGGTCCAAACCGAAATAAATAAAGGAGGAATCCAATGCAGATCAATGACAAAGACGCTGGCGCCTATCTGAAGGTGGTCAGTGGAGGTGGTGCTCGCGGCGTGGCCGCAGGTACCGGCGACAACACCGAGGTGTTCGGCGCAATCGTCGATCAGGAAGCTCACGAAGGTCTTCGCTCCGGCCTGATCTTCGTCGCAGGCCAAGTCACGCTCACGGCGACCAATGTGCTCGACATCAACGACGTGAAGATCGAGCACAGCGACGCCTCGAACATGGCGGGTGCCGTCGATCTCACCGCGGGCAAGAACGCCGTCACCAGTCACGCAGCCGTCGCGCTCGGCGGCGGGGGCGGAACGACCGAGGTGTTCGGCATCAAGCAGCGCATCGACCTTTGGGGTGTCAAGCGGTACTGGCGGGTGTCGATCAAACCAGATTGCGACGCCGGGAGTGCCGACGTCTTCGAGCTGGGCTTCGGCGTCGTCGCCATCGGCGAGTCCGCGCCGCTGTCGTAGGGGGTTACCATGGCTGAGATTGAACTGCGTAACGCCGGCGCCAAGGAGGGCCTGATCGTCCAGTTCGACAGCGCGAACGTCTCGTTCCTGCTGATGTCGGACCGGTCGGAGCTCGTGACCCTCACCGCCGAGTCAGGCGCGGTCACAGCCATCGCAGACCTCACTGAGGGCTCGGGAGCAATCGGGGGAACCAATGACGGCGACCTGCCTGACCTGGCCTCCCCCGATGCTGCCAAGAACACTGCCGCCGTCCGCGAAGTTGCCGTGAGGGTGAATGAACTCCAAGCGGCACTTCGGACGGTGGGCGTGCTCAAGACATAGGAGGTTGTGATGGTAAGTGATGTCGATCTAGTCTTGGTGCGCTTCACCCAAGCGAACGCACCGTACATGGCGCGTGAGATCGCTGGATTCGATCCGGTGACGGCGAAGCGGTTCGTGGATCGTAAACGAGCCGTCTACTACACGCCACCGGCAGAGGACCAGCCGGAAGCCGAGGTCGAGGTGAAAGCCACGCCCGAAGCTGACAGCCTGGACTCGGTCGCGCCGACTGCTGCGATTGTCCCGAAGAAGCTCTCCGGTCCGTGGTTCATGGTCGGAGACGAGAAGATCAAGGGAAGGGCCAAGGCCGAGGCCCGCGCCGCGGAACTCAACGAGGCCCGAGAAGTGAAGTGAGGTCGCAATGCTCGAGGTATTGGTTGCCGCAGATGCTACCGATCTGACCACGGTCACCGCCGTGCAGACGGAGATCGGCACCCTGACGAACGAGCAGAAGGCTTGGGCGTCGAGCGCGATCACATTTGCGTCGAGCCTCATCGAGCAGGAAGCGAACCAGCACTTCGCACAGCAGCAGTTCAAGGAAACCATCGAGGGGTCCGGGTCAACGACTTTGATGCTGGCCCGGACTCCCATTATCGGAATCCCGACGATCATCACCGTGGACAACGAGGTCATCGCCGACTTCGTGGTCGAGAATGCTGATGCGGGGATCCTCTACCGGCGACAGGGATGGACGAGCGAGGTGTCCTACCACAGGGGCATCTCCTATGATCCACTCCCGTACGAGACCCACCCGCGCTTCGTGATCACATACAACGCCGGGTACCACCTGCCGTCATTCCCAGCCGCCATCGACACCGACGAGGGCGAGATCGGTCTGCCGGGTAACGTCGAGCAGGCCTGCGTGCTCACGGTGAAAGCGTGGTGGCACAAGAAGGGACGCGACTCCACGGTGTCGTGGAAGCAGGTCGGCGACCTGGCCCTCGGCTATCGCGGCGATCCTGCAGTGAAGGGCGAAGATCGTCTTCAACTGCCGCCTGAGGCGAGAGGGCTGATCAAGCCAAGGATCTTCTGATGGCGTTCGAGGCAGAGTTCCTCGACGTTATGGTCGATACCGTGACGTGGGAAAAGCTCACCGGTACCGACGAATACGCGAACCCGACCTACGCTGCCCCTGTGACCATTCAGTGCCGTGTCTCGCCGAAGGCCGTGCATGTGCTCGACGTTAACGGCAACGAGGTGTTGTCCAAGGCGAACATATTCACAGCCGGCGACTTTGACATCGGCGCCCAAGACAGGATCACCCAATCGAATGGCGAGGTGGACCCGGTCATCTCCGTAGGGAAACCACCAGATGGCGACGGCGCGCACCACGTCAAGGTGGTGATCTGATGATCAAGGTCAAGGTCCTCGGCGCAAAGCAATCGGCAGCGAACGTCGCCAAGATGAGCAAGGCCGTGAGGAAGCGGTACTACGAGGAGATCCTCAGGCTGTCCAAAGAAATTCTCGAACGCTCATATGTTTATGTTCCGTACCTCTCCGGAGACCTGAAGGCGTCCGGTGTTGTCAAGGGCTTTCCTGGTCGCTATCCGGTTGTCTATACAAGCTATGGGAATGCAAATGTGCCGTATGCCCTGATGCAGCACGAGAACATGAGCTTTCAGCATCCCGGCGGTAAGAAGGCAAAGTACTTGGAGCTCGCCGTTGACGACGTCAGGCCGAAGATGAAGAGGCGGCTTGAGGTCGCTACGCGAAGCGAGACGAAGAAGTTCAGCATGGCTGGACGAGTGCGGGGGATGTGATGGTAGTCGAAGAGCTTGCCGCCTTCCTCGTCTCGCAAGGCCTCGCGGTCTTGAGTACGGACACCTGGCTGCATGTCATGGACGAAAAGCCGGACGAGGCGATGTCCATCATCGAGTATGCCGGGGAGGAGCCGGAGTACATCCAAGACAACCCGAAGGTCGATCTGGAGAATCCGCGAGTGCAGATTGCTGTGCGATCCATCCGGCCGGAGGTGGCTCGACTGCGAGCCGAGCGCGTGTACCAGTCCCTGATGGCGATCCGCAACGAGACTCTGAACGGCACCCGGATCCTCTGGTGCCAACCGATTGATACCCCGGCCCTGCTCGGCCGGGACGAAAGCGGTCGCTTTCTTGTGACCACGAATTTTCGAGTGTTGAAGGAGTTGACCAATGTCTAACGGCAAAGAAGCGACCAAGAAGAGGAAGCCAAGGAAGAAACCGGCCGCGAAGCCCGCGGTCGAGGCTGCACCGGTCGAGCGACCGAACTACACCATGGCCGAGTGGCACGAGAAAGAGATGTTCCAGTGTACTCGCTGCCCGTGGTCCACCCTCAATGAGGATGAGATGGTCCGACACGTTGCGAAGCATCTCTCCTCGACACACCCGTCGGTCATCAGGACGGACACTGGATTCGTCACACCGGCTGGCGATAAGATCATCCGCGAAGAGGCCGTAGAGAAAACTGAGGAGGTAAACGATGGCACGCACGAGACTCACACCGGTTGAGGTTCCGAGGACCCACCCCGGCGGCGAGGTTGTCTATACGTGGGCAGCCGCTGATGTCGCAAACAAAAACGATTTCCTTTTCACTGGCCGGGAGGTGCTGCTCATCAAGAGCGCCGACGGCGGCGAGCAGGACGTGATCATCACCAGCGCGCCCGACAGCTTCGGACGGTCGGGTGATCTGACGGTGGCTGTAGCCGCCAGCGCGGAAGTCGCGCTGGCATTTCTCACCCGCGAAGGCTGGATGCAGTCTGACGGTACGCTTTATCTTGAATGCTCAGTGGCGACGCTTTCGTTCGCCGTGCTGCGACTCCCGTAAGGAGGTAAGAGATGACAATTCCGAGTCACGGAACGCTGCTCAAGGTTGGTGATGGAGGCAACGGCGCCGAGGTCTTCACCACCATCGCGAAAATCAAGGATATCAGTGGGCCCGGTTTCAACCGCGGCACCCACGATGCCTCGACTCAGACCACGGACTGGGGAGAGATCGTGCCGGGGCTCAAGATGGGAGGTCAGGTGACGTTCGACATCAACCTGATCCCCACCGAGGGCACCCATGATGAGACCACCGGCCTGCTCAAGGACTTCATCGATGGCATCAAGCGCAACTTCCAGCTGGTGTTCCCCGACGCCGGAAGCACCACATGGCAGTTCGCTGCCTACGTCCTGAACTTCGAGCCGGATGCCCCGGTCGATGGTCTGCTCACCGCGAGCTTGACCGTCGAGATCACCGGAGATCCCGCCCCGTCGTTCGGCGTGTGATGAGGTGATGCATGACTGATTACCTGACCGGTCAGAGGTTCGAGGTCCCGATAGATTTCGACAAGCCCGACAGGCTGCTTCGAATGGATTTCAATGCACTCTGTCGAGCGGAGGAACTCTGCGGGCTCTCGTTCCTCGACTGGGATGGCGAGCTCACCGGGAACCGATTGAAGGCTCTCGTGTGTGCGTCACTCGTTTACGAGCCGGGAGAGACAAGGCTCACCTACGACGAGGTTGGGGATGTTCTGAACGCGAAGGCCCTCGATGTCATCGCCGCGATCACGCTGGGGTGGGCAGAGTCCATGCCGATCCCAGAGGAAGGCGATGCACCAGAGGACCCTCAAAAGACGGCCACGGCTCCAAGCTGACATGGGAGACGCTGTGGGCCGTTGGCAGATACGATCTCCGGCTGACCGACGAAGAGTTCTGGCACATGGTACCGCGCCAGTTCGCTGCTCTTCTGCGCCGGCAGCAGGAGCATCAGCTTCGTCTGGAGTTCGGTCCGGCGATTATCTGCATGACGATCCACAACCTCGCCGGGAAGAAGACGCCGTACTCTGCGTTCATGCCTTCATGGAAGCGTGAACGAGAACCAGAGGCATCGTGGCAGGAGCTGCTGGCTAAGACGAAGGTGCTCCATGCAGCATACGGAGGCGCAAATTGAGTAGGAACTATGGCGGCACGATGGTGGCGAACCTCTTCGTGAAGTTCGGCGCCGATACGACTGAGTATCAGAAGAAGATGCGTGCCGCGGTGACGCGGATGCTCTTCGCTGCTGAGTCCCTGACCCAGGCCGGTCGGATCATGTCCACCGCCATCACTGCTCCGATGATCATGGTCGGCATCGCCTCGCTGAAGACCGCGATGCAGTTCGAGTCCGCGATGACCCGGATGGTGTCGCTCGTCGGGATGCCCGCGGAAACCATCGCGCGCTGGAAGCCGGTCGTGCAGGAGATGGCCGGAGTCGTCGGCAAATCTGCCAACGAGCTTGCCGAGGCCCTCTTCTTCATCACCTCGAACGGCATCCGAACGGACGAGGCTCTCAGGGTGCTCGAGGCGACCGCGAAGGCATCTGCCGTCGGCCTCGGCGAAACCAAGGACGTTGCCATCGCTGCGACATCTGCGATGAATGCCTACGGCTCTGGTGCGCTATCGGCGAACGAGTCGGTCGCGGTTCTCATCGGCACCATCCGCGAGGGCAACCTTGAAGCCGCCGAACTTCCGTCCGCTCTCTCGAGATTGCTGCCGGTCGCGGCTGCGATGGGCATCGCCTTCCATGAGGCCGGCGCGGGGATCGCGGCCATGTCCAGGTCCGGCACGTCGGCCCGACTTGCCGCCTTCGGAATGCGCGCGATCATGATCGGCCTCCAGGCACCGACACATGGTGCGGCTGAAGCAATG